ATAGCGCTAGCATCAATAGCTTTACTTGTAATGCTACCCTGACTGCTATCTAATAGCGAAATAACATTAATAACACTAACATCTATTGTTTGTGCATTAATGCGTCCTTGACTAATATCCAATAGCGAAGTAACATTAATAGCACTAGCATCAATAGTTTTTGTTTTAATGCGCCCCTGACTGCTATCTAATAGCGAAGTAACATTAATAACACTAACATCAATAGTTTGTGCGTTAATGCGTCCTTGACTGCTATCTAATAGCGAAATAACATTAATAACACTAACATCTATAATTTGTGCTTTAATACGACCCTTACTAATATCTAGTGTGCTACTAATGTCAATGTTAACACTACTAATTTTATTACTAATAATGTTTCCTTTACTAATATCTAATGTGCTACTAATGTCTATAGTAGTACTACTAATATGTTTACTAATTATGTTTCCTTTACTAATGTCTAATATGCTACTTATATCAATATAGTTTGCTTTAATACGTCCATTGCTAATATCTAATGTATTAGACACATTGACAATAGTACTATTAATAGTGCTAGCATTTACATTCGTTACACTAATAGAACCTTCTTGACTGGAACTATAGCTTCCAGCAAATACAGAATCCGCATAAATACTATTTACACTTATATCTCCACCGCTTATATGTAAAGACTCTTCGGGGTATAATGTATTAATACCTATTCTGTTATTAGAAGTATCAATACATATTAAATTATTCGGATCAGGACTATAAGTGTAGTCTCTTGAAACACTATTAATTGTGCTAATTATTTTATTATAGTCTCTATTTGACATTTAATATTTAATATTTAATAGTTATTATTATTTTAATGTTTATAAACTAACTAATTTCTAATTTCTAATAATTTCTAATAATTTCTAATAATTTCTAATAATTTCTAATAATTTCTAATTTCTAATAATTTCAAAAATAATTAACTAATTAATTTAGCAAATAATTATTTTCTCATAATACTATATAAAAATGGTTAAAAAACATATGAAATCGGCTGACAACATGTATCATATTAACGGACATAAATATCAAGTATTAAACGGCTCGCGCGCTCAAGTTTGGCACGGCACAGCATACAAAACAAAAGGCAATCTTAAAAAGCCTGATTTATTAATGAATAAGCGCGGTCACGTAGTATCAAGAAAAGTATATAATCGCGCTAAACGTGAAAAACGTTTAGAAAAAGCGGGTTATTTTACCCAAAAAGGCAAATTTGGTTGGGTTAAACACGACAATTCAAAGACAAAAAAACGACGAGGCAGAAAATAAATCGTTAAGCAAATTATATTATTATAATAATATTACTTAAAAAAATAAAACTACTATTATTATAGTTTGCCATAACTATCCTATTTATAATACATTTCTTGTAATTTATAAGAAATATTAATTACTATACATAATTTATATATTAATTAATACATTTTATAAACTAACAACTTTTTCGTAAACTTTTTTTCGTAAACTTTAGGCAACACTAGATAAAGATTTAGTATATGGATTGCTTTTGAAGGCAGACAATAATGATTCATCCATGCGTGAACTGTTAAAGTTTTGGTCATAGCTTTGTATTCCATTTACTTGCCCCATAAAATCAACCGACGGCGTAACATTTGGACCGCCATTATTTATATGACCTCTGTTTTGCTGGAGCATAGACTCATTACGAGTAGTTGTAGAATTATTATAATTATTAAACAAATTCATATGACCTTGATTAGTGCGCGATTCGTAAGTTTTATTGACATTATTTTGTTGAGCATATGCGTTATTATATGGTCTTAAGCCGGTTCCGCAAGCATTTCCAGAACCAATATATTCAATATTTGTGCTTGTTCTTTGATTGTCATAATTCTGGTGCTGTGTTACTTGATAAGCATTACCAGTGTTATTTTGTCCTTGAACGTTTACATAATTTAGGTCTATTTTAGAGGTTGTCATTTCTCTATTTGTTACTTTTGTTTTATCATTAATATTAAATAAATGACCTGTTGGTGTTAATCCATTAACATTACCGGTTTGGCGTAAATTACCAATCGCATTTTCTTTTCGTGTTTGCCTAAAAATATCTAATACCGGCGCAACAGAGGCTTTTAGCATACCATATACTCCGCCAAAATCTGTTGACCCTTTGTCTGTGCTTCTATTGTTATTGTAATTAACATAACTATTGTGTCCATAATCATTTGGTCCAGCGCCATTTGTGCCACTAGCGCTAGCGTTTATAATGGGTAGGTCGCCTAGCGATTGTTTTTTTGAATCTTCAAAATCTTGTTTAATATATGAAGCGCGACCTGATTCAGTATTTGATGTTCCGCCATAATATTCACGTGTTGTGCTAATTCTATTTTCCATTGGAATGACTTGCGTGCTTCTAATAGGGGGTGCTTGTTCAACTCCTGTTGTAGTAAACCAACGTGTAGGACCCGATTCATATGATTTGTCGGGCAAGTGTTTTTCAACAACCCCTATTTTATTATTAGGACCTTGCATCTTAACGGGATAAATTGCGGGACCTTGATGTCCGTCTAAATTATAAATCATTTTAGGATTAGTTTCAACTCTTAAATCATCTACCGACTTAGGCATCCATGCCTCTCGTGCCATCATACCCGAGTTAAAACCATGACTTCCTTCAACACCACCAGTATTAAGTCCATTGCTATTTTGAGAACCATATCCTAAATCGAGACCCGGACCAACTCTTTGTTGTTCCCACAAAGTCACATTTGACATTTTCATAGACTCGTTCATACGGGACTGAAAGAAATCGCTATTGTTAGGTGTTCCATTAGGGAGATTCACATTTTCAGATGGATTAAATAATGGCGCAACTTCTGATTTAGAATAATTTTGACTTCCTGAACCTTGTTTTGAATCTAATATAGACTCTGTTAAATTAATATCGGCAATAGAGCCGCGAATTTTTGCGCCGTAAAATGGTTTCATATTATTATGTTTAAAATCATTACTATTAGATTGTTGTCCCGACATCAAATTAATATTTTTCGCAGGTTGTCTTAATATATTTGTTGAATTGGCAATAAAATAATTATCGGTTTGTTGATTTGGGTTAGCAAAATTATTTACTGGGTCATTGTTCGAGTTGTTTGTAGCTATTAAATCTACAATATTTGCATCATTATAATTAGTGTATCCTTCATTCAAATTATTATCTGTAAAAAATTCTCTTCTTAAATTTTTGTCAGTTATGTTATTTTGTTTATGTGCGTCTTTTTTTTCTTGTTCTGATAATATATATATACTTCCTAATAATACTATAGGTATTGCTAAAGCGGCCATAGTATTTTATATAATATATTAAAAATATTATTATATATTTAATATATTAAATAACAATTCTTATAAATTAGTTTACTTAGTTTACTTAGTTTACTTAGTTTACTTAGTTTACTTAGTTTGTTATTCTTCGTTGAACATCAAAATTATTGTTTAATTGATAATAATCTTTTTGGACTATTCGAGAGCTAATATTATTATGAAAAGGAATACATATATTTTCTTGTGGGTCTAAGTGCAAATAATTGAAATTATTTGGAATAGATTGTTCGCTAGCAAAATGATTAATTTCTCTATATATCCACGCCGGATGTGTTGCTCGTGACTGAGCTGTTATTTCTTCATTATTTACACTATAACTATTTTGACTATATAGTGGATTAGTGTTTAAATAGTCTACATAATTATTTTCACTAATACTATCTTTGTTTAATTTTCTATGTAATAAATGTAATTCACTTTCTAAATCAGTTTTGTTTTGCGATAAATTAGCACCCCATTTTTGCATGTTAATATGTGGGTCATTTATTAGTAATGGTTTCTCTCCATTTCCGGGAACATTTAAGCTATAATTTCCTATGTTAGTAGTTTCTTCTAAATATTTTTGAATTCTACAAGGGTCATCATAAAATCGGGTAAATGCCATAGTCTAATATATTTTAATATATAAAATAATTATTAAAATAATATATTAAAATAATTATTTTATATGTACTACAACTACAATTTTCTAAAAAATTGTATTTTAGCCCATACGAGGGAAGCCTACTAAATTAGCACCTATACCAAAACCAGCGCCTGAGCGAGCAGAAACACCCATCGATGGAATAAATGTATCTAATATGGAAAATGTCGCAGCCGCCATCAACCCAATAATTGCTATTTCTTCAAATTTTAATTGCTTTTGTGGAATAACAAAAGCAACAATAGCAACCATTAAACCTTCAATCAAATATTTTACTGCTCTTTTTATCAATTCGCTCATTGTGAAATTCATTATGTTTATATTTATAATAATAAAGAAGAAAAAAATAAAATAATTAAAAATTATTAATTTAGATATAAAATAAATAGTTAAAATAAATAGTTAAAATAAATAGTTAAAATAAATAGTTAAAATAAATAGTTAAAATAAATAGTTAAAATAAATAGTTAAAATAAATAGTTAAAATAATACTTAAAAATTATAACCTAATATAATTTATAAATGACCAATAAAAAATCTTCTAAAGTTAAAGAAACTTCTAATTCAAATTTACCAAAAGACAACGAACAAGAAACAGTTATTGATTTATTGGATGAAGACAGAACAATAAGCGGACAAAAATATGTATGTTTGAGCTTTATTTCGCCTGAAAATCATATAAAAAGAAAGGAACTATTTTATTTCGAAAACTATTTAAAGAACTTTGAGTTTAGAAAAACATTCGATAAATATACACAATTTCTAAATTATTTAGCATATAAATACAACTTAGATTTTAATAGTTTAACAAAAGATATGGAGGAATTTGTAGAAGAAGAGCGAGAGAATTTATTTGTAACATCATTAGAAGATGATTATAAATCATTTATTGATGCTAAAGAAGAAGAATTACAAAAAGAATATAGCAGTCAACATAATTTCCAAACAAACACACGAGGAATCAAAGTTAGAGGTGTATTTGGGTCTCAAGAAGAAGCAGAACTAAAGTGTAAAATGTTGCGCGAAGATGATCCAAATCACGATGTGTATATTGGACAAGTTGGTATATGGTTACCATTTCATCCTGAAGCATATAAAACAGGTAGAGTAGAATATTTAGAAAAAGATTTAAATGAACTAATGTCGCAAAAGAAGAAAAATGATGAAATTTCAAAAGAGCAATTTAATGAGCGCGTAAAAGAAAGTAAGAAAAAGGCAATCCGAGAAAATATTGCTAAAGCCAAAAAAGAGGGCAATAAATTGATGCAAACAATTGATGAAGATGGTAACTTAATTAATGCGGATAGAATGGATGTTCCTGGTAAAAACTTATTGTTTGGTGACGGTTCAACTGATGATACAGTTACTGCGGAATTACGTAAAGAGCTATTTGAAGCAGAAGATGTGCTTGTTGGAAAACAAGAAAATAACGACCATGGTATTGGAGAGATTTTAAAGAGACAAAAAGAACGTGCGGAAAAGCTGGCTACGCTTGAAGAAGATGAGCCAGTAATTGTTGAAGCGGAAACAGATGCTGATGAAGCAGAAACCAAACTCGATGCTAATGCTAATGCTAATGCTAATGCTAATGCTAATGCTAATGCTAATGCTAATGCTAATGCTAATGCTAATGCTAATGCTAACGCTGACACCGAAGAACAAGCTTAAGTTTTTTACATTTTAAATACTTCTTTTTATATAAAATGTAAAATTTTGTTAGAATTTAAAAACTTATTTAGAATTTAAAAACTTGTTTAGAATTTAAAAACTTGTTTAGAATTAAAAATTGATTAAAAAATAATGTCTCTATATTAGAGAAACTATAAAGCAAAGCTATAATGGAAACAAGCGAAGCACATGCCCAAGACACTGGGAAATTCAGAACAAATAATAAAGACCAATTTTATACGCATGAAAATGTGGCAAAAATGTGTATTAACCTTATTAACAAATTGGTTCCACATACGAGCACCTACTTATGGGTAGAGCCATCGGCGGGTAATGGGTCTTTTCTACATAATATACCAAGTTCATTCGAAAAAATAGGACTTGACTTAGAACCTAAAGCACCCACTATAGTCAAACAAGATTACTTGAAATGGATTCCACCACATAATAAAAATATTATTGTATTTGGAAATCCGCCATTTGGAAGACAATCGTCATTAGCAAAAGCATTTATTGTAAAAAGTTGCGAGTTTGCCGAGACAATAGCATTTATTCTTCCTAAATCATTCATAAAACCAAGTATGTATAATGCGTTTGATTTGAAGTTTCATATGCTACATTCAGTAGAACTTGAAAAAAACTCTTTTATAATAAATGGATCAAGTTATGATGTTCCATGTGTATTTCAAATATGGAATAAAAATACTAACAATAGAAAAGTTGAAACGAAAATTAATCCAATTGGATTTATATATGTTAAACCAAATGCTAACTATGACATCGCTTTTAGACGAGTTGGTGCTAATGCTGGTAAATGTTATAAGAATAAGAATGATGGGCAAAAATTTAGTGCTCAGTCCCATAATTTCATAAAACTTGACGCTTCTAATGTGTGTAATATTGATAACATAGTTGAAAAAATAAATAATGTTACGTTTCCAAGCAATACGCTTGGTCCTCGTAGTCTTTCACAATCTGAGGCAAATGCCGTGATTAATGTTATTATACAAGCTCTTTCTTCCGCAATACCCGACGAGAAGATGTAATAGACGCACTAATTGCTCCACCACGAAATTCATTGTTATTGCTTTTTGCAATTAGTTTATTTGGATTTTTTTCAATAAATTCTTGGAATTTATTAAAGGAACATTGAAGTCTGCTTTGAGAACTATTACACTTTATATCAAGATGAATTGCTCCACTCATCATTTGTAAACTATCTCGCAAAATATACATTTTTTTATGTTCCTCTTGTGTTGGTTTTCTTTTTTGTGGAATAGATTTTATCAATTTATCAAGTTCTTCTATTTGGCAACGAGTAAGACTTCCAAATAGCACATCACTACTAGCAGTTAAATCTATTTCTGTAATAGCTATAATATTTTTTGTATTATTTGTATCATCTTGAATATAATGAACTACAACCAAGTGAAAAGAATTTCCGCTTGTCACGGCATCATATATGCGTAAGCAATCAGCCATGCAAACTGTATTTAAATTGCATGATGTTTTTATAGACACGTCACAACCATCAAGACGATTTAGATTTGCTGGTAAGTCCATTTTGCTAGTATATTTTATTTGTTTATAGTCTTCAATAGTAACACCAAATACATTACATATAAGCTCGCGTTCCCAAGAAAATCCATGCGATTGAACCTCATTTCTTTGTGTCATTGCTATATATAATAGTTTTATTTGTTAAAGTAGACAGTCAATTTTATTTTATGCTTTCTTCTTCTTCTTTTTCCTTCTTCTTTTTGTATTTGTTTTTTTTCTTAGCGGACCAGCAGCAAGTGCGTCGTTAGCAAGTGCATCGTTAACCACATCATCGCTTGGTAGTGGATTTTCATTTATTGTTTTTTGCATTAATTCTTTATATTCATCAATTTTGTCGTGGATAGCACTATTAGGTCTAAGATCATCAACAGTTAATGAGTCTTTTTCTATACGCGAGGGGTCAGAAGTGTTACCAAGGCTAAGCCATTTTGTTATGGTATGTTTTTCATATGCCTTCTTAGTTTGGTCACGAATTGCTGTTGGATACATCATAACTTCATTATCAATAGCACATAAACAATTCTCACAATAATCTTCTATTTCTATTATAGGTATTTTATGAAATTTACATACTACACTATATTCAGCATATAACTTATCATAGTTTTTTCTAAGATTATCTGTATTAGTCTTAAGCAAGTCAAGACCTATTTGGTGCTCAATGAGTTGCACAACATGAGCAGACGGTGCTACTATTTCAGTTCGACGACGCTCACGAGCAAGATAACGTGCTCTTGATGCCGCCTCATTGGCAACCATCTTTCCAAGTTCCCTATAGCTATCTATAATAACAGCATTAACAGGTTCACCATATGAAACATTTCGTGTTTCAATATTGTAATAATATGGAACTCTACCTCTGGGTCTTATTACTATCCATGTACTAAGAGTCGTTATTGGAGCCTGAACTGCTCTTATACTTAGTGCGTTATTTCTTCTTGTTAATGATTTTAGCGTTGTTCTTAAACGCCGGCTCATTATATATATATTAAATATTTAAAATATATATAAAATTATATGATTAATCTATTATTTTGTTATATTATTAACGTCGCTTATGTCTTAAAGAGACTAGCTTAGAGAGTCGCTTAGAGCCCCTCATAGAGCCTCGCTTATAGCCTCGCTTATAGCCTCGCTTATAGCCTCGCTTATGTTTGGTAAATTTTTTACCAACGGCCATAGGATTAGTTAAATATAGATATTCATTATCAAGTTTTTGTATATCAAAGAATGTATTATAAAACTTTATAGATTCTTTTTTTGATTTAGATTTTGAGTTGTAAGCATCATACAATTCGGCTATTATTTGTACTTTATTGGTTAATAATGTTGGAACAATATCTTTAATTTGGCTAACATTTACATTATTAAATATTATGTCATCTTTGCCTTTTGCATATTCTTTATATTCATAAAAATCTGTAAGTAAATATAGCAAATATGTAATATAAATTATAGCATTTACTAAGCTAGATAATCTGTTAAATATAGTATCCTCTTCCGATGTATTTCTTGCTATATAATTTTGTAACTCCGCATTTTGTATTGTATCTAGTTTTTTTATTATATCATCATTTGCTATAGACAATATAAATTCTTTAATCTTAGGGTTAGTTATTATATGCGTTTCAATTATATTTACTGCTTCTATTATTTTAAATAAGTATTCTTTGTCTTCTTCTCTATAACTCATTATATATATAATAAAATATTTTAATTATAGTTAAAATATGTTTAATGTGGATAAAAATGTTCGCTGCTAATTATGTTATTTTTCTCATAATATACTTCAACAGGAGCAATTGGTGCTTCTATATAAAAAATTAGACGCAATAAAATTAATATACATTTATTTGCTACTGTTATTTTGCTAAATTGTAAGTTAGTAAATTTGTTTTTTTTAAATTGTCTAATTTTATAGGCCATTAAAATAGCATATTTTATATTTATGTAACCACAATTAACAGTATTGAAATATAAATTGAACTCTGTGCCGCTATTAAATAATTTTAACCATTGATCTATAAAATGTGTAAAATCGCTTGGCTTCTCAATTGAACCACTAATAGTTACATAAACAGTTGGAAAGTTAGTATAATCGTAGATCGCCCACATATATTAATATGTGTATTTTTAATATTTAGTGCGCTGTAACGTAATAGAAGGCATTATTTATTAAATTTTATGTAAGTAAGAATCGGCGTTTGAAATGTAAAAAGGTTTTAATATTTAGAAAATATTTTTGAATATTATGACCACCACTCCCATTATTTTTTGCTCCCGTTGCAACGGTAGCAAAATTATTACTGTTTATTACATAAGATTCACTATAGTCTTTATTTAATACAAAATAGAAACACTATATTATTTTGCTCCCGTTGCAAAAGTCGCAAATTATTATCGCGCATCAAGTTCTTGAATGAACATTGATGAAGATGGCGCTGTCTCTCTAGCTCTGGATTTAGCTGTAGATGAACTTCTAGATTTGGAGCTGGCTTTAACTTTGGATTTTGTTCTGGTTTTACTAACTAACTTTGAATGTGTGCCATATTCTGCCGGTGCGGAACGCATTCTTATAGACCTTTGTGTTTTATTAGGAACTTCGTTTTTATGAAGCTCATTTATAATAAGCTTACATGTAGGAACAAAATTGCGGATTGCTGAGCGAAGTGCATGGTTTGGATACAATATGTTATTATTTAATCCCAATCCTGTTGCTGGGTCTCTATTTTTTCCTTCTCTAAACCAACGTGAAATAGCACTCCATTCATATGTATGTCCTCCAGAGGTTGTAACTGGGTCAACCATAATCCTGTGGGTAATAGGACATAAAAATTCATTTGGAAAGTCAATTTTTAATTTATAGAAAAGACAAAAATTAGCAAGCTCTATATTAAGAGATTTTGAAGTAGTATTGTCTATGTCCTTTGTTTCTCTATATGGATTATCATTATGAGATGATTCAGAAGCCATTCTTATGTTGGACACAATGCGTTCTGCTGTTATAACTCGCTGTCTAATAGCAGTATTTTCATTCTTTACATTTATAAGCTCTTGATTCAATTCATCTATAGTTTCTTCAAAACTTTTAATTTCTGATTGTGTAAGCTCATATCCTGTAGTTTTATTATATATTCTATCCATTCTATCCATTCTATCCATTCTATCCATTGTAACCGGAATTGTACGGTTACGGTTACCATGGAGTCCGAGTCCAACTCTCCAAGCTCCTCTATCAGACATTTATATATAATAATAAATTAATTAAAACTAAAACTAAATAAATAACAATTAAAAACTAAAAAACTAAAACTAAATAAATAACAATTAAAAACTAAAAACAACACATTACCATTTAGTTTTACGCACATTAATTTTGGGACCTTTTTTCTTATCTCTTATGTTTGGGTCATACATTTCTTCTTCATTATCAGAGTCTAAATTTTTACTAATTTCCCAAAACTCTTTTGACCCTAATTTAAATGTTTTATGATGGTCTGCTTTATACCAAAAAATTTGGTCATGCAACTTATTTGATTTAGCATTATTGTTAATTACTAAACATTCATAATTTTCGGTGCATTGATCCATAACTTGGCAAAAACTCTCAAATGTAGGAAACATACCGGCATAATTCTCATATATACGCCGCCTATTTGCTATGTATGGCTCGCGCAATATAAAAACGTAATCGATATTTGTGCGTAAATTGGGAGGAATACCTAAAGGATATTGCATAGTGATGACCAACATGATCTTCCAATGACGCCCATTCATAAATAACAATCTCATCATTTTATCTTTAGTCCAAGTTGCATCAAACAAACAGTCATCCAAAATCACAAATGCCCTAGGGTCAATATTAGATTTTTTATAAACCTCTACTTCTTTTCTTATTTGTTTCATGACCGTTTTTTGCCGCTTCAAAATATTTTCTATAATAGCTGTATTATATTCATCGTGAATAAATAGTTTAGGAACATGTTCGGCATAAAATCCGTTTCCGGCTTCTGTTCCACTAATAACGGTTCCAATTGGTATATCTTGATGATAATAAAGTAAATCGCGCACCAAATAAGATTTACCTGTATCGCGCCGCCCTATTAAGACTATAACTGGTCCTTTATTTTCATCTGGCCTAAAACTAATGGATTTTATATCAAATTTTTTCAATTCTAATGTCATTGCTAACTACTTATTTAATAAGTATATTAAATATACTTATATTTAAACTCAATACAGTTATTTAAACATTATACAGTTATTTAAACTTAATACAGTTATTTAAACAATATACAGTTATTTAAACAATATACAGTTATTTAAACAATATATTAAACTATTGTATTATATATTAAACTATTGTATTATATATTAAACTATTGTATTATATATTAAACTATTGTGTTATATATTAAACTATTGTATTATATATTAAACTATTGTGTTATATATTAAAAAAATTATTATAATTAATAAATTAAATGGAGTTAAACTATAGAAAAAATTATAACAAGGAGCTATTCGATACAATTAACAAAGAAGAGTTTTTAGATTTAGAAAAAACTCAAAATTATATTCCATTATACGAACACTATTTTAATTTAAATAGCACTAATTATAATTCAATTAATTTAAACAATAAATTACAACTTGACTCTATTTTGGAAAAAGAGAGCTATAATAAATTTGTAGGAACAGTTTTAGATAATAGCAATAATAAACATACTAAAAAAATGTATGTAAAATTTAGCCCATTAGTCGATCCAGTCAAATATATGCTTGGTAAATACGATAATAGTTACAATATATTAGAACTACCCAAATTTAGTGATACAACTAATTCATCTATTAGTACTATAGACTATAATAGTCTATATAAAAAAATTGCTGATCCAAATAATTCAGCATATATTGATGGATTTTTTTCCTTTTTATCAAGTTGCCTACTAAATGACTATAATTTTTATAATGGAATAAATTATTATGGTGGATTTTTAGGAATAAAAAACAAATATAAATTAGATGTATCGGAAGATATAGAATATTTAGCTGAATCAGATCATTTTCATAGTCATAGAAATAGTCTCTTCTTTTTAGAGGATAATGACAAAGTCAATTATTTTTTCAACAATACAAAAAAAAATAAGAAAACATTATTATTAAATATTAGCACTCCATTATCTATTGAAGATTTAGATTTATGTATTATTTCTAATGAGCAATCTATTTGTAAAAACGATGGTACATGCACTAATGAAACAAGCGTAAATGAAATAAGCGTAAATGAAACAAGCGTAAATGAGTTAATAAATTATGAGGACACAATAACTAATAGCAATTCTATTCATACCACAAATAGCTGTAATTTAACATATGAAAATCTTAATATTATAGAAAAGCAGTCTCATAAATCAAGTAATATTAATACAAGTGTTAATGACACAAGTAAGTCTGGGCTAACTTGTTCTTCGCGTTCGTCTAATACAAAGTCTTCAAGCGCTAGCAATAAAACTAGTTCAACAAATAGCAATAACACAAATAGCGACGACGAGAGTGGTAGCGGAACAGAGAGTTCGGATTCTAATAATTCACAATGTGACGATGTTAATTGTACTATTTCCAAATTTCCAGTTAAAATGATCGTATTAGAATGTTGCGAAGACACGTTAGATTCGTATATTTTAAGTAAAAAAATAAGTGACGCTGAATGGGAGTCAATTATTTTACAAATTTTATTTACACTAATAACATATCAAAAAGTATTTCACTTTACTCACAATGATCTACATACTAATAATATTGTATATGTGTTTACAGATAAAAAATATTTATATTATAAATATAACAATATTCATTATAAAGTGCAAACATTTGGCAAAATATATAAAATAATAGACTTTGGTCGAGCAATTTATAAATTTAAAAATAAGTTTATATGTAGTGATAGTTATTCGGAAGATGGTGATGCTAGTACGCAATATAATTGCGAACCATATTTTAATGAAAATAAGCCTCGTATAGACCCAAATTATAGTTTTGACTTATGTAGATTAGGGTGCAGTTTATTTGATTATTTTATTGAAGATTTAGACAACATTAAAAAAGTAAAGTCTTCTATTAAAAAAATTATAATAGAATGGGTATTTGATGATAAAAATAAAAATATATTGTATAAAAATGATGGTTCAGAGAGATATCCAGACTTCAAGCTATATAAAATGATAGCGCGCATAGTTCATAAACATACACCGCAAAATGTCTTGAAAAATCCATTATTTGAAAAATATCAAATTGCCAAGAAAAAAATAAATAACACAAGCGCGCTTTTTAATATTGATAACTTAGAACCAATGATATAAACAATATATATGAAACAAAGCGTTTTCTTAGCTCATACATTTACTAATATTATTAGATAAACGAGTTTTGGTGTTTTTCAATAATCGTTTACTATTAGCAATTTTTTCTGTTAATTTTCTCTCATATTTTTCATATAATTTTTGTTTGTTATGTAAGTTAGCTTTTGTTTCATTGCTATAAAATAAAGTTAATAAACTTTTAATTTCTGTTAACTCACAAACCAATAATTCTAACTGAACTTGTTGATATAATTTTAATTCGCTATTATTATATACTTTAATTTCATTTTTAGACAAATTCATATTATTATTATTATTAATAATAACAATAATATTTTAAAGAATCAATTTTTTTATTTATTTTCTTTAAGTCATTTTTAAATAATATATATCGCGTTTCTTTAAGTCCTTTTCAAATAATATATATCGCGTTTCTTTAAGTCATTTTTAAATAATATATATCGCGTTTCTTTAAGTCCTTTTTTATAATATTTGATGCGCTTCTTTAAGCCCTTTTCAAATAACATATATCGCGGCGCTACCTATTTCTATTAATAATATATTTAACACGTTTCATAACTGTCGAGTTTTGAGAACCGGATGTATAATTATCTGGTAACCACGGTTTATATTCAACTTTAGGATAACAACAATGTGTTATAATTGGTTTTACTTCTTCTTCCTCTTCAATAATAACTGCGTTTACCGTTAATGTTCTATATTGACTAGTAATACGAGTTGTTACTGTGCTTGCCTGGCTTATATATATTAATGTATAAGTTCCAGCATCTAAAAGTATTTTACTGATGTTAGCCAATTCTTGCCCGTCTTTATCGGCGTAATCTATATATTTATTATTACTTACATCATAAGTAGCATGTATATTACGTGCGTCATAAGTAGGATACATTATATTGGTGCGCGACAAATCATAAATGTGTATAACATTAATACCTATTAATGCACTACTATAATTATCAGTAAATTCACCTACGCTAATATAAGGTCCTAAATAAGTATTGGATAATGCCAAACGCGGATCTATTATTTTTATTAAATCTGTAAGGTTAGCTTTAAGTGTGCCAATATTTATAGTTTCATCTACTGTGATTGGATAAGGAGGAGCTGGAGGCGGAGGAGTTGTATTACTTAATTTTTCATATATAGATGCACTAGCTTTATAATAAAATTTTGGACCATCATCTGACTTATTAATAATTAATTTACGTATAATAGTATTAATATTATTTGCATTATCTTTTACAATATATGAAAT